CACCACCAGGTCGTGGTCTTTGGGCATTCGGTACTCCAATGACTATGGAAAAGCGTAACTCTGCATCCCTTCAAAACTGTGCAATGGTTTCTACTCGTGATATTGATCGTAATGATCCAGGAGCTTTATTTGCATGGGTAATGGATGCATTAATGCTAGGCATTGGTGTTGGTTTTGATACCCTTGGACAAGACAAGCAAATGTCTATTTATGCTCCTACAGAGCCAGCTTCAGTTTATGAAATTCCAGATACTCGTGAAGGATGGGTAGAGTCTGTTCGCATCTTAATCAATTCATTTTTACGTCAGAATCAGCCAATTCAAGAGTTTACTTATGACCTTATCCGTCCTCTAGGAGCCCCTATTAAGGGCTTTGGAGGCGTTGCAAGCGGTCCAGCACCACTTATTGATCTCCATACACGTATTCGTAATGTAATCGGTTCTAGAGCAGGAGAAACGCTAGATAGTCGTGCCATTGTAGATCTAGTTAATCTTATTGGCACTTGTGTTGTTTCAGGAAATGTTCGCCGTTCTGCTACCCTTGCACTTGGCGTTCCAGAAGATAAAGGTTTTATTAATCTTAAAAATCCAGAAGTGTTTCCAGAAAGAAATTCATATGATTCAGAAAAGCCAGGTTGGGCATGGATGAGTAATAACTCTATTGCTGCTGAAGTTGGAACTAAATATGAAGACTATGTAGATTTAATTGCAGACAACGGAGAACCAGGCTTTATCTGGCTTGATGTTGCTCGTGATTATGGCCGTCTTGCAGATGCACCTGACTATAAAGATGCTCGCATTATGGGCTTCAATCCTTGTGCGGAGCAGCCATTAGAATCATACGAACTTTGTACACTTGTAGAAGTGCACTTAAATCGTCATGAATCTAAGGAGGACTTCCTCAAGACATTGAAGTTTGCTTATCTTTATGGAAAGACTGTAACGCTCATGCCTACTCATTGGCAACAGACAAACGGAATTATGCAACGCAATCGCCGTATTGGTACATCTCTTACAGGCATTGCTGCATTTGCTGACGAACATGGTTTGCCAGTTATTCGTGAATGGATGGATGAGGGATATAAAACAATTCGTAAATATGATCATTCGTATTCAGAATGGCTTTGTGTCCGTGAATCAGTTCGTGTAACTACTGTTAAGCCATCAGGTTCTGTATCACTTCTTTCTGGTGCTACCCCTGGAGTTCACTGGGGTCCTGGCGGAGAGTTCTATCTTCGTGCTATTCGTTTTGGAAACACTGATCCAATGCTTCATTTATTTAAAGCAGCGGGATATAAAATTGAGGCAGATCTAGTATCAGCAAATACATCAGTAGTCTATTTCCCAGTAGCATCTGGACATAAACGTGCAGAAAAAAAAGTAAGCCTATTTGAAAAGATTGGTTTGGCAGCAACTGCTCAGAAGTATTGGTCAGACAATGGTGTTTCTGTAACCTTATCTTTTGACAAAGAAGAGGAAACAAAATTTATTGCTCCAGCCCTAAATATGTACGAAGGACAACTAAAGGCAGTTTCATTCCTGCCAATGGGAAATAAAACTTATCCACAGCAACCATATACAGAAATATCAAGAGAAGAATATAACTCATATGTTGGCAAGATTGGTAAGATTGACTGGTCTGCTATCTATGACGGTATAGAAAATCTTGAAGCAGAAGGTGAATCATATTGCTCAACGGATGCTTGTGAAATTAAGCTATACTAGATAATACAATGAAAAAAATAGCAGTTATTGGCCTAGGTACAGCTGGCGTACAATCCTTAGCACATTGTCTTTCTTATTTAGATAATGAGTGGCAGGTTGTATCAGTATCTGATCCAAACATTCCCATTTTTGGAATTGGAGAAAGCACCTTTCCAACATTTGTTAACGCTCTTAGTGCTGGAACAAGTTTTTGTATGTATAGCGAATTAGTAGAAGGAAAATTAGATTCAACTGCTAAATATGGAACAATGTACGAAAAATGGCGTAATAAAAATTTTATTAATCCATTAGTAGGATCTAACGTTACTATTCATATAGATACCTTTAAGTTAAAGGAATGGGCAATAAAAGAGTTTTCTGAAAAATGGGGAAATAAGTTTAAGATTATAGAAGGAACTGTTAAAGAAGTTAAAACCGTTGAAGATAAAGCTATCGTTACTATAAATGATTTATCTTATGAGTTTGACTATGTAATAGATTGCTCTGGAAAACCAAAAGATTTTAATGACTATAACATATTAAATTCAACAACAAACGCATGTCTTGTTCACAATATAAAAGTTGGATCTAACTTTCTTCACACAAAACATGTAGCTACACCAGATGGTTGGATGTTTGTAATACCATTAAAAAGTAGAACGTCTTATGGATATTTATATAATAGCAACATTACAGATAAAGAAACAGCTAGAACAAACTTTTCTAAAGAAATAAATGTTGCAATAGAAAGCTTAGATAATATTGAGTTTTCTTTTACATCATATATTGTTAAAAATGTTATAGATGGTAGAGTTATAAAAAATGGAAACAATGCTTTATTTTTAGAACCAATGTTTGCTAATTCTTTGTTTTTACATGACAGCGTTAACAAACTACTAGTAGATAAAATTAATAAAAAGTCAAATTTAAACATTAACGAAGAATTTTATAAAAATGTAAAAGCTGCTTCTGACATGATTTACTATTTTTATCATGGAGGATCTTTGTATAAAACACCATTTTGGGATTGGATTGTAGAAGAAGCTAAAGTAGCATTAGATAATAGTGAGGCTTTTCGGGAAGCTAAAAAAATGTCAGACCATTATAAAGAAGTTGGTGGAGAAGACCTTACTAACTGGGTATTTGAACCAAAGAACCTAGCAGCTATTGATGATGGAATGGGATATCAAAATTTTAATAAAAAGTAAAACATCTAATATTTTATCCCTTGCCCTGCTATAATTAGAGTCAAGGAGAAAAATGTCTAGCCCATCTAACCTATATGCAGAAAAAATATATTCCGAGCACCCGCTAGTTTTGTTGGCATTAGACGATGTAGTTGACTATAAAAGTTTAATTTCTGAAGCACAACGTAATCTTACAACTTTGTGGACACCAACAAACTCTACCCTAGCAGCATCTGCTGTAGATATAAACAAACCTTTTTTAGATAGCCATTTATCAAGAATTAGAGTTAACGTCCCAGTATCAGAAACGCTTGAAGCATCAATTATTAGTCCTAATATCCTCAACTTTAATACCCTTGCAGATCTTGAAACATTTACCGTTGGGTCATATTTTTATTCAAATAGTTTATTTTTCCAAACGGTATCAATAGGATATGAATACACAAATCCAGCCACATCAACTATAGTTCAAAATTTAAAAACTTTTACTACTAACCCTTATCAAAAATGGGGTTTTATATCTGAAACTTTTGAAATTCCAAATGTTTCTGCACAACTAAGACTTGTGATTAAAATTAAAGTTTTTGAGGGATCAACAACATCAGCAGATAATGAATTCTATATAAATGGTATTACTTTGGGGCAGTGGAATGAAGAATTTAATACTTACTCTTTAAATGGAGCAACAGAAACAACAGTACCAACAAACATAAGCATTTATGGTGGATATGATGCGGTAGAAGCACAAGCATATGGAATTGCAGAAGATTCTGGATACTATATAACTGAAGGTGGTCTAAAATGTAAAAATACAGGAATCCCTTTGGTTTACGGTGCAAGTGGAGTAACACGATTAGAACCAAACACTGACGCATCTTTAATACTTCCAGGCAAAGGGTTTTTAAATAAAAAAGGACAATACAACGACTATACAATTGAGTTCTGGGCAAGAGTATCAGTAAATACATCTACACCATTTAAAATATTTGGCCCAATTTCATCAACAGATGGTTTGTATGTTGAAGATGGATTTTTGACATTAGTTATTGGTAATCAATTTGCATCACATTTTGTTGGTGAGTGGTTTAGGCCAATGCTTATTCATATTCGTTTAATTAAAAATTCTGCATCTTTGTTAGTTAATGGTGAAGAAGTCCTATCATTATCTTTAGATACCGCTGCCTTAAGTCTTCCAGAAGAGCTTGACAATAGCGGAGATAGTCAAGACTGGGTAGGGTTCTATGCAAGTAATACGGTATATCCTTTTGAAATTGATTGTGTTGCTATTTATCCATATCAGGTTCCTGTCGTTGTTGCTAAACGTAGGTGGGTCTATGGACAGGGAGTTAATTCTCCAGAAGTAATTAACTCAGCCTACAATGGATCAACTGCGTTTATAGATTATTCTTTTGCAGGATACGCTGCAAATTATAATTATCCAGATTTTGCAAAATGGGATCAGGGAAGCTTTGATAATTTAACAACAACAGCAACATCTTTAAGAACTCCAGAATATTCTCTTCCAGAAATATTTATAGGAACAAAAAGCATACAAAACCTATATACTGACAATCAAACAATACAAGAATCAGAATCTGGACCAGTAACTGATAACAAGTTTTTATCTTTTAGACCAAACAATACCTGGAATTCAATAGGGTCATACATAAATTTTCCAAAATTTAATATTTTGTCAAGTCAAGTTAATAGTTTTTATGGAGTTTTTTCTTCCAGCGATCTTTCTTTAGATCAAATATTATTTAAAATATATAATGAATTAAATGGTGATTATTTTTTAATATACAAAAATAACAATGTAATAGAATATTCATTAACTAGTAACGGAACAACGGAGTTGTTATTTACTTCTAGTCCGATTTTAGCAAATTCTTTGTTTTCTGTTGGAATAAATTTAAATATTTTAATTAACACATTTGGAAATAATGTTTCTTCTTTTTTTGGTAATATTGATAATTTAAAGATGTATGTAGCAGGAGACAATTCTGGAGAAAATGCTTTTACTGGAAAAATATATTGTGTTGGCTTTGAAACAGAGCTTAATACAACAAAGATTATTGAAAAGTTTAATTCAAGTGGATTTATTATTATTGGTCAAGGCCAAGAATTAATTGATCATACAGCAAGTTATACTTTACTACCAACTGAAGCATATGAAAAATATTTCTTAGATATTGGTGTTGCGGGTTACTGGGAAGACTATCTTCCTTTGTCTTATTTTGCAAAGTTTGTAAAAAATAGTCAAGCAGAATCTTTTTATGACCTAGACTTTTTACAATTTAACATTGGGTATCCAACAATAGCAGCCTTAGAAAACGAATCAGGACTTCCAGAACTTTATTATAATACACAAAATGCTCAAATTAAAAGCTACATTACCTTTCAGCAAATAATTAATGGTGCTAATAATCCAATACCATTTACAAATAATCAAGCATTAGATGAATATAGAATTATTGATATTGACAATAATGAAGACTGGGAAACGACTAGATTTGAAGCACTAAACAATACATTGATATATCCAAGCAAAACCGTAGACTTTAATTCTCTTGCAATTGTTTATAGTCTTGAGTTTAATAGTCGCGGAATATTAACAAAACCTATACTTCTTAGTAGGTTGCAGTTAGCGTCACAAGCATTAAATGATAACTTTTTAAATCCAATTGGAACTAGGTTTGGAATAAATTTATTTCCTTTTAAACAATCTGGAATTTATTTTAGTTATAAGGCAAAAAATCCATTTAGTATTTATAAAGAAAGTACACCATATTTATATTTAACTGCAAACTCTGGAATAGAGGTACGTGGAGAATTAAATATTTTAGAAAGTCGCGGAATAGCTATGCCAATAAATCAAGAGCTTGCAACACCTTACAGCGTTGGTGCTATTCAATTGTGGACAAGATATGACAAAGAAGCATTTCCAGAAACAGCAAAAGAAATATTTCAAATTAATTATAAAACTGGAATTATTAAATTTTATGTAAAAGCTAATAGTCCTACTGGTGATAGAGGAGCAGTTTTTGCATTAGATGAAAATGGCATTGAGTATAATGGAATATCTTTTTATGTTAACGGAAATATTGTAAGGCAGCCAGTTTTATCCTTAAAAGAGTGGACAAGTATTGGAATTGCTTTTCCCACTTCATTATCTTTTGATTCTCATCTAGGCAGCATAGCCCTCACTGGTCCAATTTTGTTTAATAATATTGCCTACTATCAAGCAAGTGATTTAAAAGAAGTTCAAAGCAGAACTCTAAGACCTTGGGTTAAAGTCTTAACAGACGGAGTAGAAACATTTGACTGGCAGTTTTGGGATAATAACTTTAATTGGAATGAAATGCTTATATCAGGATCAACAGAGTTTTATGGCATTAACCCAGCAGACCTTTATAAAACATATATTGGAACTAATAAAATAATTGTTGACGATGGGGCAGGCTTAGTGTATCAGCCAGAAAAGCTAAAAATATATACAAACGTAAACTGGCAAAGTACTGTCTCAACACCAGTATAACCTGCTATAATTATGGTTATGGAATCATTAATAAACCCAAAAACTGGTAAGCCTTATGTTAAGAATGTACGTCGCAAGGTCATTGAAAAGCATTATGACTGGGGCCTTTATGTATATAAAAAGTCTAATGGCAAATGGTTCACAGATGGCGAAGGTTCAATTTTAAACATTCCTGCTGAACGTGGAGACATTTCTAAAATTGCAGAACTAAGAGGCGCAGCAATATCTTATGGAGATGATGGTGAAGGTAAGGCTGTGTTTGTTCCTGGACTACATAGGATTAGTGAAGAAGAATATTCAGAACAAAAAGAAAGGCTAAAGGCGGGTCTTATTCCTTCAATGAATGACCTTGGTGCTTGGCATGCAGCGCAACAAACACTAGACAAACACGGAAGAGATGCATACGAAAATGGATGATCAAGAATACGTACGTGCAGGATTAAACACACAACAGCGTGATGAAAATATTTTTAAGTCTCAAGATCCATTTAATAAGTCTTGGGAAAATTTAAAAGATTATGATGGTCTTGACCAAAACTTTCGTCGTAGAACAACTCGCAACATGTCAAAGTATGTTAATCCAGAAGGCAATCAAGCATATCTAAATGCTGCAAACGTAACTCCATCAGGAGTTGACTCTGGATCAAAACAAATTAACCCTGGAACTGTATACCGTAATGGATATGGTCTGTTTGATGTAATTACACCACCATACAATATGTACGAGTTGGCTAATTTTTATGATACATCTTTTGCTAACCATGCTGCAATTGATGCTAAGGTAGAAAACGTTGTTGGCCTTGGATACCGATTTGATGTTACAGATAGAACTATGTTGCGCTTTGAAAACAATGATGATCAGGCAGCAGTTGGTCGTGCTCGTCGTCGTATTGAAAGAATGAAAATTGAACTGCGTGACTGGCTAGAAAATCTTAATGATGATGATAGTTTTACAAAAACAATGGAAAAAGTTTACACAGATCTTCAGGCTACTGGAAATGGTTTTATTGAAGTAGGAAGAACAACAGGCGGAGACATTGGATACATTGGGCATATCCCAGCAACTACCGTTCGTGTTCGTCGTCTTCGTGATGGATTTGTTCAAATTATTGGACAAAAGGTTGTTTACTTTAGAAACTTTGCAGCAAAAAATCCAAATCCAATGGGAACAGATCCACGTCCAAATGAAATTATTCATCTTAAAGAATATTCACCATTAAATACATTTTATGGAATTCCAGACATTATGGCAGCAATGCCATCTTTAGTTGGAGATCAACTTGCATCTCAATACAATATTGATTATTTTGAAAACAAGGCTGTGCCAAGATATGTTGTAACTCTTAAAGGAGCAAAACTTTCAGGAGATGCTGAAGATAAGATGTTTAGATTCCTGCAAACTGGATTAAAAGCTCAATCACATAGAACCTTGTACATACCACTCCCAGGCGATACTGACACCAACAAGGTTGAATTTAAGATGGAGCCAATTGAAAACGGTATCCAGGATGGCTCATTTAAGGAGTATCGTAAGCAGAATCGTGACGATATTTTAATTGCTCATCAAGTTCCAATGTCTAAACTTGGTGGATCAGATTCTGGTGGAACTGCAGCAGCATTATCACAGGATCGTACATTTAAAGAGCAGGTATCACGTCCAGCACAAAGACACCTTGAAAAAATTGTCAACAAGATTATTAAAGAAAAAACAGATATTCTTGAACTTAGGTTTAATGAGTTAACCTTAACTGACGAAATAGCACAATCTCAAATTCTTGAAAGATATGTTAAAACTCAGGTTATGACTCCAAACGAGGCTCGTGAAAAGCTAGACTTGCCACAAAGAGCAGATGGAGATGAGCCATTTGTTATGTCTCCAAGACAAGCAACTGATGCCAGAGCAAACTCAGCGGGTACACGTCAAAGAGATGCAGAACGCACAAATAATAATTCTGATTCAACTACAACAATATCTGGACGCAATCCGCAAGGTGAAGGCAGAGCGTCTCAATAGTTGAGAAAACATTATAAACAAATGCTATAATAAGAAGGCTATGTTAATAAATAAGGCTTATTGGGTTACAGAAGGCGACACAGTTCGCTTATCTATGCCACTTACAAAGGTGGACAAAGAACGTCGTATTGTCTCAGGATTTGCTTCCCTTGATAATCTAGACAAACAAGATGACATTGTAACAGCTGAGGCATCTATGAATGCGTTTGCAAAGTTTCGTGGCAACATAAGAGAAATGCACCAACCACTAGCAGTTGGTAAAATGATAGATTTTAAAGAAGATAAATACTTTGATCCAGAATCAAAAAAGTTTTATAAAGGCGTATTTGTATCAGCATATGTTTCAAAAGGTGCACAAGATACATGGGAAAAAGTTCTTGATGGAACTTTAACTGGTTTTTCAATTGGGGGAAGAATGAATAAGTGGGATGATGCTTATGATGAAAAAGCAGATAAAAAAATTAGAGTTATTAAGCAATATGATTTAATTGAACTAAGCCTTGTAGACTCTCCAGCAAATCAATTTGCAAACATTATGTCTGTTGAAAAAGTTGATGGAGTAGATGTTATTAAGGGCGATGAAACAGTTTTAGAAAATATTTTTTATGACAAAGAATCAGGGATAGTTATTGCATCTGAAAATGAATCAGAAATAAGCCCAATAACTGGAAACCAAATGTCAAATATAGGGTTTGTTGAAAAAACAGATATTGAAAAAACACAAATGATAAAATTCTTAGTTGATAGTGCTAAAGGCATTAGTACAATTAAGATTACTAAGGAGGTAAATCCCATGACAGAAACAGCAGAAGCATCAGTTGATGCAGCAGTTGAAAATGTAGAGGTTGCTCCAGAGGCACAGCTAGCAGAAGTTGCAAAAACAGATGCAGTAGTTGAAGAAGCAGCAGTTGTTGAAGAAACAGAAGTTGCTAAGTCAATCTATGGTGGTGCAGATTCTTCTGTTGCTGAACAAGCAGCAGTAGAAGTAGAGAAAGCAGAAGAAGCAGTGGTTGACGCCGTTTCAGAAGTTAAAGAAGAAGTTGCTAAAGCAGTTTCAGAAATTAATGCTTCTCTTACTAATGCCTTTGGCGATCTTGCTGCAACTATTAAGTCTCTTAATGAGCAAGTAGCAGCAGTAACAAAGTCTCTTGATACAGTAACATCTGATGTTAATGGCATTAAGAGTAACTTTGACGAGTTTGGCAAGCGAGTAGATCTTGTAGAGCAAGACACTGCTTTCCGCAAGTCTGGCGATCTTGGCGAGATCGTACAGGAATCACCACAAGTGGTTCAAAAATCCCTATGGGGCGGTCGTTTCCTCACAAATACCGACCTATTTAACTAAGGTATATATCACTAGGAGGTGAACAATATGTCGGAACAAAATACAAATATAGAAAAAAACTATCCAGGTTCAGGTGGCTCAGGAGCAGAAATTAACTCCCAAGGCGCATTAGTATCTGGTGGTGTTGGTGGTGCAACAGGACGTAATGCTGACGGTAACGTAAGTCCAGCAACAGCGCTTGGTAACACAGCAACAGCAGCATTTGGTTCTACAACAGGAGCAAATGCAGTAAATCCTACAGGAGTCTCTGGTGGTATACTAGCACCTGAGCAAGCACGTCGTTTTATTGACTACGTGTGGGATGCAACTGTTCTCGCCAAAGATGGCCGTAAGGTCACTATGCGAGCAAATACAATGGAAATTGAGAAGGTTAACGTTGGAGAGCGTGTTATCCGTGCAGCAGCACAGGGTGCACCAGACTACACAAACGTTGGCGCAACATTTTCTAAGGTAGAACTAACAACTAAAAAGATTCGTCTTGACTGGGAAGTTTCTACAGAATCACTTGAAGACAATATTGAAGGTGCAGCACTTGAAGATCATCTAGTTCGCTTGATGACAAATGCTTTCGCTAACGACATTGAAGATCTTGCGATTAATGGTGTGGGATCAGGCGCAGATGCCTTCCTTTCAATCATGCCTGGCTTTATCAAGCAAACTCGTACAACAGTTGGAAACGACGCTCACGAGTATGCTGCAACAGTTGCAGACAACAACTACACAACATCAGTAATGCAAGGCTTGCTATTAGCAATGCCTCGTAAATACCGTGCACTTAAGTCAAACCTTAAGTTCTACGCAGGTACTGATGCTTTTGCTGGTA